AGTTGAGCGCCTTGGTTCTGGCTTCTTCCAGTTCGCGCAGCAGGTCTTCCACCGTCAGGCCGTGGCGCTTTTCGGCAGATTTCCGCAGCTCAGCGAGTCTTGTTGCGATCTTGTTGTGGTCCAGTAACGCCTTGGCGTTTCGGTTCACAGTTTCAGGCTTCATCTTGCCGGCGTTATACGCTCGCCGGTATGCCTCGCTCGCATTGCCAGTCTCGATGTAGGCAAGCGCGAAGGCTTCCTGCTTCGGAGTCAGGCTCATGCCAGGAACCTCTATGTTTTCTCACACACACGAAACCAACGACCCAACCCAACGCACAGCCTCTACCGCTACCCAGCCAATCAGGCATAGGTTCAGCACGCAGAGAGTGATGACGACTCGCCAGGCGATGCGCTTCATACAGCCGCCTTCTTCTCTCCCCAGCGGATAGCCAGGTCGCGAAGCTTCTCAGTGCCGAGGAATCCAACAGATCCACCAACGAAGGTGGCCATCGATTGAGGCAGGCCGAAGTATTCGAGCAGCGGGACAAGGGTTAGCGTGGCAAGACCACACAGCGCACCTTCGAGGATCATCTGGCGCTTACTGCCGCCGCCATATACCACGCGCAGTACAGCGATGGTCACTGACAGGGCGAAGGCATACAGGCTCGGGGCGATTGTCTGCAGCCATGCGAGAGCCGCAGCCCACGTTTCAGGACGGTCGGGCATCTTCATATCTCGGTTATCCCGCATGGGGCAGTGATAGGTCCGGCCTCACATGCCTATCGCTATCCGCTCGGAGCTAGGAAGCAGTCAAAGGCATGGGGCCGGAAAGAGGTGGCGGTTAGGCCTGTTCGTGCAGTCGCTGGCGGAGCAAGTAGCCTTCCAGCGGCCAAATCTTATTGCGAGCATTGTCGCGGGCGATCTTCCGGCCGATCTCGGCGTTGAAGTTCTCCGGCGAGGCGCATGCACTCTCACCAGTGACGGTGAAGCCGTTCTTGAGAACCAGAACGCAGAAGGTCATCAGACCAAGCTCGCCGTGATATCCGGTCAGCCTCGTCATCTCGTCCTGGCTATTGAATGCCTGCTTCACGCCATCCTCAGCGGTGAAGAAGTACTCGCCCACAATCACCGAATCGATCAGGGCGGGCGTCAGTCGCGGCGCATTCAGGCCTTTGGCTTGGATCTCTTGCTCAAGTGCTGCTTCATTGGTCGGCATCGCGTCTTCCTCTAGTGGGTGCGATAACAAGAAAGCCCCGACACATGGCCGAGGCTTGTAATAAAAATCCGCGCGATTTGTGCATGCAGGCAGAGGCATGGCGGATGTGTTGAATTGGTGCGCTGGGTAGGTGAGCCCTTGTCGAACCGTTCGCGCATAAAAAACCCAGCGGTTAGGCCGGGTTTCTGGTGCCCCAGGGTGAGAATTCCCGAAGCTATTGCTGCGTACTCTGAGCGGAGTATTTAGCTCTCGGCCATCTCAACGCGTGAAAAGTCCAAGATAGCGATACATTACTGCCACTCTGCCAATACGTCAAGCGGCACGACATGAAATTAAACCTTCCATGTCCAGAATGTGTTGCGCCTCTACCAGAGCCTTGTTCACTTGGTCTTCCAGGCTACGGCGAATGGCTGACTTCCAGCGGTGCTGGGTACGCTCGGGTACTGGCTCCTCTGACCAGCGATCCATGTCGTACCATGCGGCAGGAAGAACTCTAGTGCTGCGCTTACCTTCCATGCCCGGAAGCTTGGGAAATGCCCATGTGGCAGTGGCGGCTATGACGAACCGCTCCGGCGCTGGCGACTTCACCGAACCGGCCAGCGCCATCATCGCGTCGTGCTTGCGCTCCAGATGCGTCGAATATTTCGCGACGAGAGCCAGCCACAGGCCGACCGGCAGCGCCTTGTGCAGACGCCCATGGACCCAGCAGTCCGTGAGAAAGGCTTCTTCCTTGCCGCAGATGGCACCCGGCACGCGGGCAGCCTGCACCTTTGGCTCAAAATCGCAGCCACCTGCCGAGTTGATGACTTCAGACGCCAGGGCGCGCACTACTGCGGAAACCACGTTCTGGTACATCATGCTGCTTCCCCCCTCAACATATCCGCCGATACCGTGATTCGCCCTACTTCGCCGTGCTCGCTGTGGTAGGTGATGACCTGAGCGTCCCGGCCTGACATCCATCCGCCTCGGCTTGCGTGGCTATCCGGCGCAGCCATCGTGCGGTGCTGCTCTAGGCACATGGTGTTGGTCTCGCGCACTACGCGATGGTGGAGATGCCCGGTGTGTGCGTAGCTGTGTTTGGTGCGGCCGTACACTTCTCGGAACTTGGCGATGAATACCGTCTCAAGGCCGTCCATGCGCTTCTTGTGGCCATGATGGAAGAACAGCGAGGTCTGGCCGTGCTCGATGCAGTAGTACGGATCGGGGCGTGTGATGACCTCGATACGGGGCTCCTCGGCATACAGGGCGGCGAATAGCTCACGCAGCCACATGCTCGACGCTAGGTCATGGTTGCCCTCAGCCATCAGCAGAATGACCTTCTCGTGCTTCTGCAGCAGCATCCCGGTCACGCGGCGAATGACACTGATCGCCACCCGAACCAGCTTTTGGAAGCGAGTGTCAGCGTCGACCACATGGCCGGACGTTGGGGTGACCGCCTGAATACCGTCCCAGTGCAGGAAGTCGCCAAGCTGAGCGAATACACCAACACGAGCATTCGGAGCCTGAGCGATCGCAGCGCCGAACCAGGCGACTAGCGTGTCCTCAGCAATCCGCATATCCCAGTCAGCGCCCGTCTCCTCGCCCCAGGCATTCATCCCCAAGTGATAGTCAGTGATGACGAAGCAGTTCAAGAGGTGAGCCAGGGTTAGAGGCGGAGCAGCTAGCGCCTGTTCTGGCTTCAATTCTCTGCGCATTGCCTTCACCGCGGCCTGCATCGCCTTCAGCTGCAACTCCATATCCGGCGAGTACCGAGCCCAGGTGTTCGTGACCTCGCCCTTCTCGTTGCGCTGTACCGTCACCTTGCCCATGGCGAACGCTTCGGGCGCCTGGACGGTCAGGCCGTGCTCGGGAGCAATCCCGACCTTTGCCAGTCGCGCCTTATGCGCAGCCACCCGTCGAGGATGCAGCCCCAGGATCTCGGCCGCAGCAGTAACGGTGCGCCCCGTCAGCGCCGCTATGATGGTGTCGTCGTCGTGCTTGCGTGCGGCCATTAGGCGGCTCCCCTCTGCTGCATAAGGATCTGAATGGTTTCCAGCGCGCGCCCGCTCTTGATCATGGCGGGGTCGCATCGGTACACGCGCCACCCAAGGCGGGCAGCGGCGTCGTATTTCTTGAGGTCGGCAGCAAAGCCGGCGCCGCGGGTGTGACGACCTCCGGTCCAGCCGCCCCCCTCTACCTCTATCAGCAATCCTTGCTCTAGCAGCGCGAAGTCAGCGCGCCAGTCCTGCAAGCCCGCCTTGGCCAGACGATCACGCAGGCCCTTACCAGGCCCTCCACAAGCTTCAGCAGCGAAGCGGTACTCTCGGATGGCTTCGATGCCTTCCGCGCGAAGGTGAAGGGCTAGCGTGTCTTCTGGCTTGCTCATCTACTCCCCCTCGCCTTCAGAGCCGCCACAACGGCAGGCCGCGCACTCTCCGGAACAGCTGCCAGCAGAACGTTGCCCTGCCTCTGCTTCTCCGGCCCCTTGAGGTCGCGCACCTTCCACCGGATGAGGCAGGCTTGCTTGTCCGCTTCGATCAGCTGTCGCTCCGTCATCGTCAAGCAGGCCAGATTTAGCGAGCCATTCCGCACCGAACCCGTCATAGGCCGCCCCATCGTTTCCGTTCTGTCCAATCACATCGATGCGCGAGATCTTCATGCCAGCTCCGCCTTCTCGGCATCCGTGCGGCAGTCGATGGTGTTCTGCTGGCCGAAGTCGGCGCGGGCCTGTTGGCGCAGCTTCTGCTGATACCAATTGGCCTTGGCGATGCACTTCTCTACCGGGCCTTTCTCGCCAGCACGGAGGCGGTACTTGAGCGCGTTGCCCTTGCAGTAGCCGGCGAACTCTTCCGGGGTCAGGGCTGCCTTGATTACGTCGATGGCTTCCATGTCGGGAAACAGCATGTAGTGGCTAGGGCTGTTGATTTCGTCGGTCATTGGCTCGCGTCCTTATCGTTCATGTTGGCTAGTTTCATGTCTGCCCATGCGGCCACTAGCGGG